CCAGAATGGCCCCCACGCTGCTGCTGCCAATGGTTTTGATGGCATTGTTGCTCATCATCTCTCCTGTGGTTGTTGCACTTTCCACCATATTGCAGCGTGATAGTGATGTCAATGACATCACTCCGGCTGGACATCTTGAGTGATTTGATGTACTTACTCATAAGAGGTGAGTCTGTGGACATCAGGAGCTACCGGGAAAGTCGGCCAAAGTACAACACTCGTGCGGCATTTTGCCACCGAATGAACTTGTTCCTTCGGCAGTGGGGTTTGAACATTTCAATCCCATATCTGAGAGACTTAGAGTCGGGACGTTCGGTTCCATCGCTTGCTCTTGCGGTTGCAGTTGAAGATGCAACCGCAGGAAAAGTTCGAGTTCGGGATTGGCCCGGATTGAAGAAACGCATGAAACAGAGGAAGAAACATGCTGCTGTCTAAGGAAGAGTTGGCTGAGATTCGTTCACAGTCCGGTTCTCGTACTGCCCAATACCAATACATGGTGCCTAAGCTGCTGGGTCACATTGATGCGCTTCAGGCAGCCATCGGTGTGCTTGAGGCTGAGGTTCAAGCTGCACAGGCCCCCGCCAAGAAGGCCCCCGCCAAGAAGGCCCCTGCCAAGAAGGCTCCCGCCAAGAAAAAGAAGTGAAGCTCAGGCTTCAGCAGGCGTT